GTGAAATATTATGGCAAAAAAAGAATTTAAATTTAAAGAATTAGACACAACAAAACTTCCTAAAACTGTTGGTAAAAAAGTAGATGGTTTTCGTTTCTATGATATAGACGGAAAAGCATATCCATCTGTAACTACGGTATTAGGTATCAGATCAAAAGAAGGTTTACAAAAGTGGCGTGATAGTATTGGTGAGAAAGTCGCCAATTGGGAAATGAATAGAGCTGCTCGTAGAGGTAAAGCAACACACCTACTTGTAGAACAATATCTTAAAAACGAAACACCATCTATTAGAGATGTATTACCACTTGGTCTATTTAAACTATTAAGACCGTACATTGATCAGATTGATAACATACATTGTTTAGAAACAATTATGTATAGTAAGAAACTTACAATCGCTGGTCAAGTTGACTGTATCGCTGAATACAATGGTAAGTTATCAGTAATTGATTTTAAAACAGCAAACAAAGAACGAAAAGAAGATTGGATTGAAAACTACTTCTTACAAACAACTGCCTATGCAATTATGTATGAAGAACTATTTGGTAAACCAATAGAACAAATAGTAATTCTACTTGCGGGTGAAGATGGTACAGTTGCCTCATATATCAAAGAGAAAAAAGAGTATATGCCTATGTTAGAAAAGGCTATACAAGACTTTTATAAATATTATGAGGAAAACAACAAAGATAAAATCAAGCAAGAAGATTAAAAAGGTGGCCCAAGTTTTATCGTAAGAGAGGGCTAATGAAAAAAATAATCATAGGATTTTTGTTATTTTGTACAAGTGTATTTGCTGAAGAAACATACGACTTATACTGGCAACAAGCACCTGTAGTTTGTGGAGCTCCACCTGAAGTACAAAGATATATTTCTGATGAAGATTTTAAACCTGTACATTTAAGTTTAGGTAGAGCATCAAGTTTACCAGACGGCGAACCTGTTTATTTGGTAGCATATTATGAAAATGATGACCAAATATTAGTAACAGTTGATGTTGCTGGCGCTACTGAATCTTGTATATTGTTTAGATCGTTTAATAAATCTGAAGTATTAAATTAAACTTGACAGATTTATAATATTGTGATATATTAAAAGAGTTATAACGTGGTGGTTAGTAGCGAAAGTGAAGGCCACCATAGAAAGATGTGATTATGAATAGTAAAGAATTTAGTTTGAAGATTGAAAATATCGTAAAAGAAAAGAAGATAACCTATATGGAAGCTGTTGTGTGGTATTGTGAACAGAATGATTTAGACACAGGTACAGTTTCACCATTAATATCAAAATCATTAAAAGAAAAAATACAGGTAGAAGCAACAGATTTAAGAATGTTGAATACTCCTGCTTCAGGAAAATTACCAGTATAATGTATGGAGGGTTTGACGTATATAAAGTTTATCTCGGTGTTAAGTTACATTTTACTACAAAGACATATGATTATATAAAATATGGTGGAAAAGTTAATGCGACATTGGATAGTTTTACAAAGAGAAAAGATAGATACTTTTTTCACAAGTTAAGTACAAAATATGGACAAGATAATATACTTGATTTCTTTGTTGCTAACTTTCTTGCAGATAGTAAGAGATGGGTTGGTAATCTTTTGGAAAATGATGGTAGAGATGTTTACTTGGATTATAGAAAACGTAAAGAAGCATTTACCTACCATTTTAGGAACGATTGCGTATTGGTGCGTGATGACTTTAATGCTCGTGGGATTTCTTTTGATGATGGTTTACGCTCTAGTGATGGTCAGCATCCTAGACTTTTACGATTACTTATCCAAAAGAAACTTGGATTTCAAACCGCAGTCGTGTTTGACTATTTCTTATCGTTTATTAAGAATTGGAATGTGGAAATTAAAGAAACTTTTGTATGGCCTGAAATCGCATCTACGATTACCAGGTTAAAACCATTTACAAATTTTAATGCAACAGAATGTAAATTAATTATGAAGGAGGTCTTTGTTAATGAGTGAAGAAATAGTAGATTTTGAAAATGTAAG